ACAATATGGATACCCAAATGAAATACGCAGTTGTCACAACATTCAATGCCAGCGGTTACGAACGCTATGCCAGTCGCATGATTGACACGTTCTTGCAAAACTGGCCCAAAGAAATTGATCTATACGTTTATACCGAAGACTGTGCAATACGTCAAAGCGCACCCAATCTACATGTCAGAGACCTGCATGCTGTGAGTCCAGAAATTGTGGCATTCAAGCAACGCTGGGGTGGTGATCCCAGAGCACGTGGCCTGGTTGCCACTGGCCCTGCGGATCGCAAAGGCAAAGCTCCGGGCATAGGATTTCGTTGGGACGCTATTAGATTCAGTCACAAAGCCTATTCAGTGTTTCACAGTGCGGCCAATTGTGACGCGGATGTGTTGTTTTGGATGGATGCAGACATGGTGTGTCACACACCTATCTCTGCCAGCTTTATTGACAGTCAGATGCCGCCCAAGATTGGCCTGGCCTATCTGGGACGTGAACGCAAGTTCAGCGAGTGCGGACTCTACGGCATGAACCTACGTGATAACATCACCGTGAACTGGCTCAAGGAGTTTCAGTTGGCCTATGATTCGGGACGTCTTATGACCATGGCTGAGTGGAACGACTGCTGGGTGTTTGATGAAACACGCAACGAAGTGCAAGCTGCACATCCCAAATGGCGCCAACTGAACTGGAGTGCAGGATTGATCAAGGGCGAAGGGCATCCTTTGATCAACACAGCCTGGGGTGCTTATCTTGACCACCTCAAAGGCAATCGCAAAGAAACTGGCCGTAGCCTGACCAAAGATCTTATACAACCACGCAGTGAAGGTTATTGGTCTGCTTGATATTCGGCCTTGCTGTGCTTGGCCTTGTAGTGTATGAGATATTCACCTAGTACTGTGTGTGGCAAGGGCGTTTTGTAAGGCTTGGCAAATCCCGCGCACAGGTCATACACTGGTGCAGCAGCAAGATTGATTGCGGCACCAAACACATCGTTGTCGTAGAATCTGCGAAGATCCACATGATCGCGTTCGACATAGCGTCTGCGATACTCGGCTCTAAACTCTTCAAACTTTTCATGACGTGTGTTTACAGCAAACACACCTGTTTCGGGCACCAACCACGATCCTGGATTGCCTGACTTGTCTGTGGTATAAGTCACACCCATGTACATGCTGAGATCTTCAGATCGCATGCAGTCCAAGATCAAATGTGCAGGCACGGACTTCATTGTGACCACGTCAGCATCCAGCCACAAGATCCAATCTGCGGTGCTGTGATACATGGCGTGTATCACACTGAATGCTTTTTTGCTGAACTTTTTGACTTGCACACCATAATTGGCATTTTGTTGCAACACATGATATTCAGGATCCACCTGTGAGTCAAAATCAATTTGTTTTATTCTTTCATGCTCGGGCAAGGCAAAGCCTTCCACATAGCATGTCAACTGAAATTGTGAATCCCAGTGTTCTACAAAACTGCTCACACAGTCCTTGCCTATTAGATCATGGTAGCGTTGATCAAAGCTGGTAATAATTTCTATCATTTTTCCACAAACTTTCTCATGTGTGCCCAGGCTGTGCCATCTTGTAGCTCTTGGTGACTCCAGTGGAACTGACTGAGTCGCTGTATCCATGCGGCACGATCAGGTGTTGCAGGAGTTTCTATTTTGTCCAATCTTGTTTCGGCAATTTCACGAGCCTGACTGCGCTCAGGGTCAGTGACAAATACCGGGATGCCTTCTATGGCCGCACCCACTGTGGGACTGGAGTTGTGATTGACCACTGCCCAGCAGTTTTTCAAATCTTGTTCTAGTGATGTGTCAGGTGTGCTGAGTTCTACATTGAGTAGTCTGCGGCCAATGCACAGCTTCATCAATCGGTCGCAGTATTTTTTGGCTCGTTTGTCGCCGGGGTGCGCACGTATTCTAATGGAACGGCTGGAGTATCTGCGCAGTTGCATTATGGTCTTTATGGCCCAGTCCAGCACTTCAAATCCGCCCATGCTCCAGCCACCGTCACGTTGCAAGCACAACAGAATATGATTGCCTTGTGTGCGCCAAGGTCGCAGATTTATGTTGAGATTTTGTTGTACCGTTGCCCAACGAGCAGGATCGGGTTCAGTATCACAATAGGTACCGGTGTTGGGAAACACACCATCAAAACTGTAACGCAACCAGTAACCAGGATTGGTTTTGTCTTTGTACAGAAAAAGATTGCTGTCAGCAATCACAGTGCGACCATTGTAGACTCGTTGGCCATCTAGTATTTGTTGTCTCAGTTGTAGATGTGGAGCAGTTTTGCCGTGCTCATGCACCCAGCCCAGTATCACTGCCACATCACTGGGTTGATAGTTAAAGTCGTCAACAATGACTCCTTCGTCACCGCAGGCTTGCACACCTTGAATAAAAAACTTCAGGGTATTGAGTTTGTCTGTGGCGGCCTTTAGACTTTCAACAGATGTGTACTGTTCTTTTCTGGGCAACGTGGCGATATAACTTACTACTTTCATTGTTCTTGCATCATTCTAAAAGCGGTGCCATCACGCAGTTCTCTCACGTGGTATTGTCCATAAGCCATGCTGTGGCACCATGCGTCTAGCGTGTCTTGATTGGCCCAAACTGGATTTTCAATCTGGCTCAAATCCTTGCTGGCCACAGGTTCAGCCACATGCGTGGGTGCCAGAACAAATGCCGGAACACCAGCAAAGATTGACTCCACAGCGGCTATACTGTTGTAGGTGACCAATGCATGCACATCAGTGGCCAGCACCTGGTGCAACGGCGCAGTGGCCACACGATCAATTCGTTTGGGAGCTCGATGTCTAATTTCAATGGGACGATCTGTGTATTTTTTCAGTTCTGCCACTGTTTGTTCAACCCATTGTTGTTGATCAATGCCGTAGTACCTGCAGGGTTTTTCGTCAGGAGTTGCCACAATAATTTTCCTACCAAACTTTCTTGGTTGCAACACAATATCTAGTGCTTGCCATCTGTCAGCGGGTCGTGGCATAATTGTTTTGTGTTGCAAATCATTGCGAACAATGCGATGATACAGTTTGTTGCCCATCCTGTTGAGTCTACTGATGTTGTTGCCCACGTAGCCAGAATCCACGTAGTAAAAATCCTTGTTGTCAGCCAGGCATTTTTGCATGATTTTGTACTTGAGTATGCCACGCAGCACTGGAGTTAGTCCATCCATCAGCACATCATATTTGTATTCAAAGAAGTCTGTGTTGGTGGGCGCTTGTCCTGCGCTGGTTGCCAGCATGTTGATGTACTCATCTTCGCCACCTTTGCTGAGAAAAATAAAGTTGGTCATAAAATATCTCTTTGTTGGCAGTATTCAGTCAGTATGCGCTCTTTGTGCCACTCGCTACCTTGCGGTGTGTCGGCAAACTCGTGAAAACATGGAGTGCCCAGAGTGTAATGCAACAGCTTGGCGTCGGGGTTTGGTCCGTATTCATCAGGCAACCAGTTCCACTCTTTGGGCAGTTCGCCTATGCGCTCATCATCTAGCCACGAGAAGCGGTGGAGCTCACTGCCGGTGCTGTGTTGGACAAACTCGGGAGTAAGTCGCCGGTTAGGAAAGCTAGCACAATTCCACAAAATAACACTACTCCAATTTTTTCGAGGATAGTCTTCATTTTTTGCTCCTAGGTATTTTACAGGCATACGAGTCTTGTAGTCATGCTTGACCACTTGCACATCCGTGTGCTCGTCTCGCAAGTTCCATAGTTCTGCTATGTCTCCACGCACAATCATGTCACCATCTATAAAGATAGCATGACCAGTATACTCCATTAGATACGGCACAAGAAAACGTGTGTAGATAAAATGATTTGATCCGTCTGTGTGTGTTTCTGCATAGTCTTGAAACAGGTTCAAGGCCACGGGCACAATGGCCACAGGTTGCGAACTGTTGCGTATGATACTGTTTACACAGGTATGATACGCAATGGCTTCTCTGGGATCATAGCCTACAAATACAGGAATTGGCTTCATTGACGTTCTATGTCTTCTTCAACGCAGTTATCGCCATACTGAATCTCAATCAGTTTTAATGGTTGATCAGTTTCGTTGCACAGCTGATGCCATTCGCGACATTCAATAAAGGTGTGTTCATGCACATCTAGATAACACTTGACGTCAGGATCTGTGCTGGATTCATCCAAGGTGTACACTGTGGCAGTGCCTTCGGCCACAAACCAAAACTCTGCACGTTGATCATGGCGTTGCATGCTCAAACAGGTTTTGGGCATGACCGTGAGCTCTTTGAGCTTGGTGTTGGCACCCACTTCGTGCAACACACGATAGTATCCCCAGGCTCGACTGGTTTTGGGGGCCTTCCACTCTTGCAGAATCCAGCTTGAGCTGTTCTTTTTATCTTGGCCGCCAACGCCAAACGCAAACTCCACGTTGGGTACACGCATTTCGGGAATGTTATCTTGTGTGCGATCACCACCATTGGCAAAGACAATTTCATGACCTGGATGTAGTTGTTTCACTGCTTCGATTGCAGCACAACTTGATCCGTCTGAATCATCAAATTCAATAACTCGATCAACCACATGCATGGCTGCCACAACAGCAGCACGTTCAGACCAAGGCATGAATGCTGACCCTTTTTTGCGGCGCAACCAAGCGTCACTGTTGAGGCCAACATACAGCTTGTCACCTAGTTCTCTAGCAGCAGAAAAATAAGCAATGTGTCCAGAATGCACAGGGTCAAAACCCCCGGTTACTAATACAATTTTCATACTGGTATTTACAGTGGCCAAGTGTTAGACTGAAATATCTTCCATGCCAGCAGTTCTGAGTTTCACAATGTGTCCCATTTGCCACTGCTTGGTTTCAAGACCCTTCATGATGCCCAGCCAACGATTACGCAGCAGAGCCACTTCGTTGATGATAGTTTCGTAGTCAATAACTTCGTCCTCACCATCCACATACTTTTCAGCGTCTCTGCTGGTCAGCGCTCTGGGATAATTTTCCAGGTATTTTTGAAAATGTTTTCTGCGTATCTTGCGCAGCTGAATATTGAGGTAGTTTAACACTGCCTCAATTTCCTGCAACTGATAAAATCGCTGTTCGGTTGTGCCCGGCAGCTCTTTGAGATTGCGCTCGACTATTCCAGCAATAACACAATCTCGTTTGGCCGAAATCATTTCTGATTCGTAATGATTTATGAAATCAGGTATGAGTGATA